AGCAATTAGAGAGTTTAGTTCTATAACCGGTAAAACATATAAAGAATTATGTAGTGCTGGTAGTGTTATACATTCTGATGTTTTAAATGAATGTCATCAATATGCAAAAGAAAGAGTAAAGTATCCGGTTGATATTATTGGTACACCAATGACTGTTAACCAGATGCGTGATCAGATAGATATGTATATGAATGAACACAAAGGTGTGAAAACTATTATAACTTTAGATCACACTATTCTTGTAAAGCGTGCACCTTATCAAAACAATAGATTAGATATGTTGTTTGAGTTAGGTGAATTCTTTACACAAGTTAAACGTGAGTATCCTGTACTATTTATTGCTTTATCACAACTTAATAGGAATATTGATAACCCTGATAGGGCTATTGATGGTAAATATGGAAACTATATCTTAGAATCAGACATATTTGGTTCAGATGCAATGCTACAACATGCTGATACCTTAATAGGTATTAACAGACCTGCAAAGCAGAAGATAAGATTTTATGGGCCAGATAGATATATTATAGCTGATGATAAAACTTTAGTTCTACATTTCCTAAAAGCTAGAAATGGTGACACAAGAATGAGTTTTTTCAAAGCTCAATTTGAGAAGATGGAAATAATAGAAATGGACACTCCAGAAACACAGCAAAGAAGATGATAACAACAACTGCAATAGATAAGAGCATAAATAAAAAATTAAGTATGACACCAGCAGAGCGTAAAGCAAAAGTAAATAAATTAATGGAAGAGCATAAGGAATTCTTTGATCAATTCCCAAAGCGTGCTCTATATATACCAAAGATGGCTTATAGACCACCCGGTAAAGATGACCTACATGTATCTTTCTTTCCAAGTGAGATGAAAAAAGGTCAAGGTGCAATCATATATACAGAGTTTGTAAGTATTGATTATGATGCAGAAGATCCTAAAAGAACTCTTTATGCATTAAAAGTGCCAAAGAACTGGGTAGACAAATATGAGCTTGTAACATCTAATTCAGGTTTTGAAAGACACCTTATACCTGCCAGTGAATTAACAGCTGTCAGTGATATAACATCTAAGATCAAAAATCTTGAAGATAAAATTAAAGATGTACCAGACTATAGCGTTCCAAATCCGGAGACGGAAAGAGATATAGTTGATGTGCTAAAAGGAATAGAAAAAGCATTATTAAGTATTAACCAAAAATTAAGTAAATAATATGGCACAAAGTGTATTAGTAATTGCAGACTCCGGTTCAGGTAAGTCTACATCAATTAGGAATTTACTTCCTAATGAAACGTTTATTGTTAACATTGCAAATAAACCTTTACCTTTCAAGGGATGGAAGAGTAAATATACTCAGATATCAAAAGATAACCCTAAAGGTAATATGACTTCAGCATCTAGTGCTGCAGGTATTATTAAAGCAATGAAACATGTTAATGATAATATGCCTCACGTAACTAATTTAGTTATAGATGACTGGCAGTATATGAGTTCATTTGAATATTTTGATAGAGCAAATGAAAAGGGATATGATAAGTTCACTCAAATAGCTTCTAACCTAGCGCAGGTAGCAAAAATGCCAAAAGATTTGAGAGATGATTTGTATGTATTTTTCTTAACTCATTCAGAAGAATCAACTGATATCAATGGTAACCGTAGAGTTAAAGCAAAGACTATAGGTAAAATGATAGACAATGCATTAACACTTGAAGGTTTATTTTCAATTGTATTATTCGGTAAAGTAAAAAAGACTGAAGAAGATACACTAGAGTATGTATTTGAAACCAGAAATAATGGTGAGAATACGTGCAAATCACCAATGGGTATGTTTGAAGATGATAGCATTCCTAATGATCTTAGCTATGTAAGAGATTCTATAGTTAAATATGAAGAGTAAATTAATTAATTAATCATTTAAAAAAAAAAGTATGTTAAATACAAAAGACATGTCAGCCGGATCAGGCAAGGCTAAACCAGTAATTGGAGTAGGTAATCAAGTAATTAGAATTAATTCTGTTACTTTTGATGTAACACCTTATGATAGTGAAGCACATAATATTGTTTTACACGTAGAGAGTGAGCCTGTAACAGGTGAGTTTCAAGGTTTCTTGAAAGATGTAAATAAACCAGATGGACCGAGATATGAAGGTCAGGTAGGTAGAGTGAGATTCTCACCTTACCCGTTTAAAGATGCTACTTTACCTTCAGGTAGAGAAATACAAAAGGATACTGAGGTGTTAAAAGCCATGGTATATCTAAGTGAAGTACTAGATAAAAGAGCAGAACTAGATAAGATAGAAGCTCAAACTATTGAAGACTTTATGACAGAGTGTAATAAATTATTTTCTAATAGTGATTTCTTTAATGCTTGTGTAGGTGGTAGAGAATGGGAAAATAAAGAAGGTTATATTAATTATGATCTTTATTTACCAAGGATGTCTAAAGATGGTATTCCAATGGAAGCATTAAATAAGGAAGGCTCTAGATTATTAGAGTTTAATAAAAAAGATCACGTTAGAGAGCTTCAAAAGAAGCAAGAGTCTAATCAATCATTTGAACCTGTTAACACAAGTGCAGGAGATGATTTTGATCTTTAATATAAATTAGTAGATTGGGGAGCTGCAACATGGTGTTAGTCCAGACGTGGCAACAAGTGCATAAGGATGTCAAATTACAATAGCTATTGTGCGCAATAGTGTGACCAGGGCTCCAGCTCCCAAACTACTTTAAATGTACAATATGATAAATACTAAAAAACTTGTAGTAAATATATCAGATGTACCAAGTTATTGGGTTTTCCAATACTATCTAAATCTAAATGAGAAGTTGACTGGACAAGATGTAAAGATAAAGTCTATCTTTAATCCTTCAGAAAGAACACCAAGCATGTGTTTATATGTAGACAAAGCATCTAATATAGATGGTTCAAAAGCAAAGCAATATGTTTACAAAGATTTCTCAACAGGTAAATATGGTAATAAGATACATTTAGTTATGTATCTATTTGATATACAGTTTGCTTATGCTGTAGATAAAATAGTGAATGATTACAATAAATTTATACAGAGTGAAAGCTTTGAAGATATTGTATTGAAACCACAAGCACGGTGGAAAGTAGATTATATAAAGAAAAGACAGTGGACAAAATTTGATGCAAACTTTTGGTTACCTTTTAATATAGGCGTTAATATGCTTACATACTATAATGTTTATCCAATTGATTATTATAATTTAGTTCTTGAACAGGATGGTGATACTAAAAGTAGTAAGATTAGTGGGCCAGGTATCTATGGATACTTTGATAAGGATGATAATATATATAAGATTTATAAACCTTATAGTAAAAAACATAGGTTCTTTAAAGTAAAACCTCATCTGCAAGGATTAGATCAATTAGAATATAAACAACCATATCTAGTTATATGCTCATCATTAAAAGATGCTATGTGTATAAAAAGTATGGGTTATAACATAGAGGTCCTTGCACCTGACAGTGAGAATACTGTTATAAAACCTTATGTGCTTGAAAACTTAAAGACAAAGTATAAAAAGATTATTACTTTGTTTGATAGTGATGAAGCAGGTCAGGCAGCAGTAGATAAATACAATAAACTTTATAAAGTACAGGGGATTATATCTCCTTTATGTAAAGATATATCAGATGCTATGAAAGAACATGGTTTTGATAAACTACATAAAGAATTGAAACCTTTACTTAAAAATGTAATAAATAATGGCTAGAACAAAATGGTTCATTCCTTTTAATGTTCCTAGTAGTAAAAATGGTAGAAGATGGACTGGTAAGTATTTTATATCTAGTAAGACAGTGATGACTTATAGAAAGAATACTAAAGGTACCTATGCTAAACTTGCTAAGGGATTTAGAAAAGAATATGATACATATGAGAAACCAGTTAAAATTGGATTTACTTTTATAAGAGGGAGTAGACACAAGTTTGACTATATAAACCCAGCACAAACTGTACAAGATGATATGGTTAAGAATGGTTGGATGGAAGATGATAACGCAGAATTTATTATACCTGTATTTGAGCGTTATAGATATGATAAAGAGAAACCAGGTGTAATAATTGAAATAGTTAAAGATGGAAATAAAAAACTTAAAAATACTAGCAATAATAAACAAAGCTAAAGATGGTGGAGCAACTGTAATCAACGCAGAGTTTAGTGGTGGTGGTGATAGTGGTGATATAGATGAGATAAATTGTGGTAATAATATCACTGAACCTTATGAACATATGGAAAATCAACCTTTAGATGAGAATGATGATACAAAGTTGAAAGATTATCTATATGAAGTTATTAATGATTCAGTAGGTATGTATGGAGATTGGGTAAATAATAGTGGTGGATATGGAAATCTTATATGGAATATTGTAGACAATACTTTTAAAGTTGATTATGTACAAAATACTACAGAAGATATAGATATTCCTAGTAAACCAATGTTTGCTTAATGCATCCTAATATACATTCTAAAAACTCTGTTAGAAAATCATGGACCGATGAACTAACAAAGATGGGAGAAGATGCATTATTACAACATATTACGTTTAGTACATATCTATCTATAAATAAGCAAAACCCAAAT